CATCTTACAAATGAACAGATAGGTATTTATATTCGTTTACTATGTTGGAATTGGAATAAAAGATGCTGTGGTATTCCTAACGATAAAGATATTTATTACAGAATAGGCAATTGTATAACAGATAAAGAACGTGTTTCATGTGAAACGATTATCAAAGAATTTTTTGTTGAGGTTCAAGGCATTTATCAGAATGAAAGACAACTTCAAGAATTTCTTTATATTACCAAGAGAATAGAAGCTTCAAAGGTAAATGGGAAGTTAGGTGGCAGACCAAAAAAACCTAGCCAAAACCCCCCTACCACTACCACTACCACTACCTCTATTTCTAAAAAAGAAAATCTTTTTGATACTTTTTGGGAAAAAATTAAAAACAAAGTTGGAAAAGGTACAGCATTTAAAAATTACATGAAAATAGAAGAAGAATGGTATTTCAAACCATTAGATTTGGCAATAATGTATAATAAATATTATGATTCTATAGAAGATAAAAAATTTGCAAAACACCCAGCATTTTGGTTATCAGATAAACGATATTTAGATGAAACACCAAGTCAAAATAACGATAAAA